TGACAGCCATTGGTTCGGCTGGAGCAAACATTACTATCTTAAATAATAGTATTACATCAGTTTACACTTCGTTGATAGCATCTAAAGTAAAAGAATGGAAAGTCCAAGCAGATGTAATAGTAGACAGTCAAGGTAGACCAGGTTCCCTGTTTTTTAATGCCGGCAAGTATGCAGTAAAAACCAGCAATCAGTAAACATAAAAAGAGTAAATACAGTTATGGTAGCAAGATACAAAGGTTTTAGTACAGTAAATCAAGTGAAAAAGTTCCGTCTGACTGACTATGAACTTGTTAGGCGTGACCTAATAAATCATTTCAGTATAGAAAAGGGACAAAAACTGATGAACCCAGCATTTGGCAGTATTATCTGGAAAATGCTGTATGAGCCACTCACAGAAGATACCAAGGCTGTGATAGTAGAAGATGTACGAGTCATAGCAGGATCAGATCCAAGACTGCGAGTTGACAGTGTGCTCATGGACGAATTCGAACATGGGCTACAAATACAGATTGATCTGACATTCCTGCCAGGAAACTTTTCAGATCGTCTTAGTTTAGCGTTTAATTCCAACACAAACAACCTGAGCATTTTATAATATAAGCCGTTTTTAAATACCATAAATACCTAATAACAGGTATTTAATGAGATATGGCTACTACTACACGACAAACTAATTTACTGGTTCAAGAAGATTGGACCAAAATCTATCAAACTTTTAGAGAAGCTGATTTTCAAAGTTTTGATTTCGAAACCATCCGTAAGAGCATGATTGAGTACTTGCGTACTTACTATCCAGAAGACTTTAACGACTTTACAGAGTCGAGCGAGTACGTTGCGCTTATTGATCTAATTGCATTCCTTGGACAAAGTTTAGCATTTAGAACAGATCTAAACGCTAGAGAAAACTTTCTAGACACAGCAGAACGCAGAGATAGCATTCTCAAGTTGGCCAGGCTTGTTAGCTATAATCCAAAAAGGAACATACCTGCGTCAGGATTCATAAAGTTTGAAAGCATTCAAACTTCAGAAACAGTGTTTGATGGATTAGGTAATAATCTCAGCAATACTTTGGTTACTTGGAACGACAGCACAAATGAAAACTGGCTAGAACAGTTTACCGCGATACTGAATGCAACATTGGTAGATCAGCAGTCTATAGGCAAACCGGGAGGTAGCAAAGACATAAACGGAGTTGCTACAAGCGAGTATACAGTCGAATTAGTAAACAGCATAATTCCTACGCAATCATATACAGCCAGTGTAGCCGGTATTTCCACGCCGTTTGAGGTGGTTAGTGCCACCACAGCAGACAAAGAATTTGTATACGAAAACTCACCTAACCCTAACGGACAGTTTAATATACTGTATCGTAATGACAACCAAGGCAACGGGTCCAACGACACTGGTTACTTCTTTTACTTTAAACAAGGTGAACTGAAAAAACTAGATTTTTCTATTGCTGACAGTTTACCAAATCGAACTGTAAGTGTTAACTTTAATAATATCAACAACACAGATATTTGGCTCAGCAAGTTATTATCCAGCGGAGTTGTTGACACAGAATGGACACAAGTACCAGCCGTTAATGCTGTTAATGTTATCTTTAACGAAACAAGCGAAAGAGATTTGTACAGTGTTGCCACCAGAGCTGATGATCAAATTGACTTGGTGTTTGGTGATGGTGCCTTTACTAATATCCCAATTGGAAACTTTAGACTTTTCTATAGAGCATCTAACAACTTGACCTATAAGATCACACCTGACGAAATGAGCAGTGTGACTATTAACATTCCATATAGAGGAAGAACAGGAAGACCCGAAACACTCACAGTACGTGCGGCATTGCAGTACACAGTAACCAATGCCAATGCAAGAGAAACACTTGAAGATATAAGAACAAAAGCACCACAGCAATACTATACACAAAATCGTATGGTGTCAGGCGAAGACTATAATATTCTTCCCTACACAACATTTAGTAACGTGGTTAAAGCAAAAGCAGTTAATAGAACAAGTTCAGGAATCAGTCGATACCTTGACGTTATTGATCCAACTGGCAACTACTCCAGCACAAATATTATTGCACAAGATGGTATAATCTACGACGAAGACCAAAGTACCAATACTGTATTTCAATTCACCAGCAGTAGCGAAGTTAACTTTATTGTGCAGAATACTCTGCAAAGTTTAATATCGACCACAGAAGCAAAACATCTGTACTACAAAACAGCTACCAGGCAAGTGCCTACAGCAACTTGGGCCAAGTTATTAAGTTCAGGCGGCAGAAGCGAAGGAACGTTTGAATCAAACAACTACACTTACCTAACACAAGGAGCATTAGTAAAGTTTACAGCACCTGGTGGGCAATACTTTGATGCACAGAATCAATTGCAAACAGGTACACCAACAACAGAATATCAAAGAACAACTATTTGGGCTAGTATAATCTCCTACCCAACTCCGGGGATCGGAAATGCAATCCTCAGTATTGATGTACCATCAACTGCAATCGTGTCACAGGTTATTCCAGTGTTTAAATCCAGCTGGCCGACCACACTGGTTACACAAATAGCAAACAATATTCTTAGCTATAAAACATTTGGACTCAGGTACGATGTCACTGAAATGTCCTGGCAAATTGTTGATGAATCAAATCTTGGAACAGGAGATTTCAGTCTAACCAGTGCAGGAAGTATAACCGGAACAGGATTAGACAACAGTTGGTTCTTGAAGTTGTCATTTGCTAACGGTGAGTACACTGTACAATCACGTGGTATTAAATATTTTTTCCAAAGCGAAAAAGAAACAAGATTTTATTTTGATCCTGATGTAAAAGTTTACGATAGTAGAACAGCAACAACTATACAAGATGGTATTAAAGTATTACGTAACAACACATTACCTGACAGTGCAGGTAGTTTGTTTTATAGTCAAACCTGGAGAATAGACAACAAGGTAATACAGTCTGATGGGTTTGATGACAATAGAAAAATACTTGTTACATTTCCCGACGATGAACTCGACGGTGTACCAGACGACCCAGATCTATTTGAAACATTAGTAGACCCAGATACTAATCCTGCAACCAAATATGTGTACTTTGTACAATCTCTCAATGAGAACAACTTTTTAACATATGATCCAGTTGACCGAACTGATATTGTTTCTCTTTATGCAACAGAAACAGCTATCCTGGACAAGTTGTCCTTGTATACAGCTGGGACTATTTTTTATGCTTATACAGAAAACAAATTCTACGAAACATCTGGTACAGCACTGACACAGGCAACAAATTATATTGCCCGCAATGGTAGACAAGATATCATGTTCCAGTATACACACAACGCACCAAATAATAGAAGAATTGATCCAAGTCCTAATAATCTAATAGACTTGTACTTGCTTACTGCTGACTACAGCACAGAGTACTCTGCATATATTACAGACACAAGCAACACTGTAGCAGAACCAGTTAAACCTACTGGATCCGAGCTGAGTGTTAGTTTTGGTAGTATTGAATCTTACAAAACAATCAGTGATAGTTTAATTTACAATGCGGCAACTTTTAAACCTTTGTTTGGAGCCAAAGCTGATTCAGCTCTTCGAGCCACATTCAAGGTTGTAAAAAATCCTGCAGTTACTGTCAGCGATAATGAAATAAAGAGTCGAGTCATTTCTGCTATCAACAGTTACTTTGCTACTGCTAACTGGGATTTTGGTGAAACATTTTATTTTAGCGAGTTAAGTGCTTATTTGCACGGGCAATTGATACCTGACGTTAGCAGTATAATCATTGTACCAACTGCAACAAACAATTCGTTTGGCGATCTATATCAAATAAACGCAGAAGCTAACGAAATTTTTGTTAGTGCCGCGACAGTAAGTGATGTACAAATTATCTCTGCTATCACAGCAGGGCAACTTAATAGAACATAGGTGGACATGTAATGGCTGTATTTAAGACTCATCGGTTTTTACCTGAGGTTTTTCAAACTAATACAAATAAAAAGTTTCTAAACGCTACACTTGACCAATTGGTTAGCGAACCCGATCTTCGAAAGATTGATGGATATATTGGTAGAAAATTAGCTCCCACATTTAAATCATCAGACAGTTATATACAAGAGCCAACAACCGAAAGACAGGATTACCAACTAGAACCTAGTGTTGTAATACAAAACGCAACCACTAGCGAAATAGACTTTGCAACCACATATCAAGATACACTAAGCAAAGTAGGCTATTATGGTGGTCTTAATAACAACCAAAATCGTTTATTCGATAACGAATATTATTCATATAATCCCAAGGTTGATCTTGACAAGTTTGTAAATTTTAGTCAGTACTACTGGTTACCGCAAGGGCCGGATAGTGTACAAGTATCTGCTACAGACATACCCACAGAAAAAACTTACACAGTATCTTACAACCCAACGCTAAACGAATATACATTCACAGACAACGAAAATATTCCTAATCCACAGATTACATTAGCTCGTGGAGGTGTGTACAAGTTTGTGATTAATGAGCCCGGTAATCAGTTTTTTGTTCAAAGCAAGCCTGGGTCGGATGGCATCAACCCTGATCTGCCTAATCAAACCACAAGATCAGTGCTGGGCGTTACTAACAATGGCGAGGACCAAGGCACAGTTACATTTACTGTTCCGCTTGAAGATGCTCAGGTAAGATATACTTCGATGCCTGTTGCTGGAAATGCTGATTATGCTACTGCACTTGCATACAATCAAGTGCAAGGCGCCAAACCACAAGAATTAATCGACACCCTTGGAGGGGTAGATGGACCAGTTAAGTATCTTGATGGTACACAAATTATATTTGTTACTACACAGTATATTGATGATGCTTTTTGGGTAAACACTACTCGAACAGTTGATGGAGTTGTTTATTTTGATCAAAACAACTTGGTCCCATTAGCAGAAAGAACCAGCATCTATAACATAACGATTGTGCCTGACTCAAATGGCGATGATCGTATATTGCTTACACAAGCAATAACAGTTACAGACGAAAATAAAGTACGTGTAGTAAGCGGACAAACCAATGCTGGTAACGAGTTCTTTAAGCGGTTGAATGTCTATAACCAAATACCGCAAATCACAGCCCCTTTGCCAGTACTGTACTATCAGAGTTCGTTTGATTCAGACGCTGTTGGGTTTATCAGTGTAGTTGATCCTATTACCAATATAATTGATCCCGATGTTGAGATTGTAGGAAAAATCAACTACACCAGTCCAAATGGCATAGTGTTTACCAACGGTATGAAGATCAAGTTTGATGCGTCAGTCACTACAGCATACCAAAATAAAACCTATTATGTAGAAGGTGTAGGAACAAGCATATCATTAACTGCTGAATCAGAATTGATTCCAATCGAAGATATCAACTCCAGTTTTGTGATCAACGGCGGAACAGGCTATGTTGTGGGCGACCGTATCACTTTGGAAGGTGGAACTTTCACCACAGCGGCAACAGCAGTGGTTAGTGCAATTGAAGCAAACACAGCAACAGCAACAGCGACTTTAGACTCAACCACAGCCGGCGTTGCTTCGATTGAAGTGGTCGACGGTGGGTCAGGATATTTAACTGCCCCGGACGTTACTATAAGTACAAATTCTGCAGGCACAAATGCTAGTGCTACTGCAACAATCACAGCTGGAGTTGTTACAAGTATAACAGTAACAGCCGCAGGAGTTGATTTCCCTGCGATCCCAACAGTTACTATTGATCCGCCAACATCAGGGGCGGTAAGTACTTTTGATATTGTTAAACGGGGAGACTATTCTGTTTTGCCTACTAACCCAGTTACAGTCACTGGCGGCACAGGTTCAGGCGCAAGACTTGAGGTTTATTTACAACCTGCAACTCCAAATTATTTCACAATAAACAGATCCAGTATTGACCGGAATCCGTGGAGTAGAACAAATCGCTGGGTACACACAGATGTACTTAAAAAAGTCTCTCAATATAATTTAACCGATTTGATATTGGACCAATTCCAGCGAGCACAAAGACCGATTATTGAGTTTAACAGTGATTACCAGTTGCACAACTCAGGGGCTGTAGCAAAACTAGCAGTTGATCAACTTGACACAACTGTAACAAATGCATTTACACAAGTAAATGGTGCAGTTTCTGTAGACACAACAACTTTTACAGTCGGCACTTTAACCTTAACAGATGGCGACAGAGTAATATTTGCTAGTGATACCAACAATGATGTTAGAAATAAGATTTATAATTTTTCAATTGAATTAGCAGTTGAGTCGCCAGGTAATGTCTATAAAGCATATATTGTTGAAGCCACAGATGCTGATGTTGTTGACAGGAATACTGTTGTTGTTCTTTACGGTGAGAACGGTGGTAAACAGTGGCATTATAACGGAACGCTGTGGGTCAGCTCACAACAAAAAACAGCAGTAATTCAAGAACCGTTGTATGATGTTATAGATACAAACGGTATCAGTTTCTCAAATAGGTTAACCTATTCAGAATCTTCATTTGCTGGAACAAAGATATTTTCTTATAGTAGGGGTCCTGGAACTGTGAATGATCCAGTATTGGGTTTTCCGTTAGATTATAAAAACTTTGCTACACAAGGTGACATTCAGTTTTCAAACAATTTTGATAGCGACCAATTTACTTACTTACTGAGCACTGGTGCAGTGCAGAGTGTAAAAGTTAACAGCGGATATTTACAAAAAAATATAACCACAACAACAGTTCAACGTGAGAACATTTGGACAATCAACAAAAACTTTAGCAGACAATATCAGGAATACCAGTTTACCTACGATGGTAGCACAAACTTGTTTCCAGTTGATTTCCTACCAGACACAAGCATAAATCAACCCAACATCAAAGTTTATATTAATAGCAAAATTGTTGCACCTGGAAACTTTGCTACATCACAGGTAGTTGACAAGTACGCAATTCTAATCAATGCAGATTTACTTGCGCTAGATGATGCAATTTTTATTACAATTTTCAATAAAAATACTGTGTCTAACAACGCATATTACGAAGTGCCTGACAGTCTTGATGTTAACAGTCTTAATAAGAATCTATCATTGCTAACACTCGGGCAGATGCGCAATCATCTTGTTGGATTAAAAAATAATACACTAAATGTTGTTGGCAGTGTTCCAGGAGACAGCAACCTCAGAGACATTGAATATAGAAACAACGGTGGTATTATACTCCAACATAGTTCTCCAGCAGTGTACAGTAATCTGTTTTTGAATCATCCAACAATGAATTTTGTTGAGTCTATTAGACTTGCTAATAGAGAATATTCAAAGTTTAAAGATAAGTTCCTGGAACTGTCTGCAAACTTGGAGTTTGATCGTAATAACATTGCCACTGGGGTTGACGCTGTCCTTAATAAGTTGCATGAAGTTAAAAACGAAACTTTCCCTTGGTACTACAGTGACATGGTTCCCCACGGAACCAACGAGGTTGTTGAGATTCCTGCATACACCATTTATGATCCCGAAGTGCTAAGTTACGAAATAACCAGAATTTTTAATGATACAATAATCAGTAACAAGGCTGTACTTGTTTACCTGACTAGAACTGTTAACAATGTTACTACAAAGACTTTGTTGATTAAAGACAAAGACTATACGTTCAACACAGACAGACCAGCTATTACATTTACTAGTAGTTTTAGGTTGTTGTTTAATGATATTATTAATATAGTAGAGTACAACAATACCGACGGTAGTTGGGTACCTGAAACTCCTACTAAGATGGGAATGTATCCTAAGTTCTACCCAGAAAAATATTCCGACAACACACTCAGGACCACAGCAAATGTTATTCAAGGACATGATGGCAGTTTAACACCTGCATTCGATGACTTCAGAGATGACATGTTGATTGAGTTGGAACGTAGGATCTACAACAATATTAAAACCACTTATGATCCAACAACTTTCAATCTAGACGATTATGAACCGGGCAAGTTTAGAACAACAGATTACACCAGACTAGAGTTTAATCAAATTCTAAGTCAAGGATTTTTAGCTTGGGCAGGCACAAACAGAATAGATTTTTCTACCAATAACACATTTAGTGCAAGCGATCCTTTCACTTGGAACTATAAGAACTTTACTGATGTGGTTAACGGTGAAAGTTTGCCAGGCAGTTGGAGAGCTGTGTACAAACACTTCTTTGACACTGATAGACCGCATACACATCCATGGGAAATGTTAGGCTTTAGTGAAAAGCCAACCTGGTGGGAAAATAGGTACGGTCCAGCACCGTACACTGGGGGCAACGAAGTGCTATGGAGTGATCTCAGTTTAGGTTATATACATGATGGCGATCGTGCTGGATTCGACCTGAGATATCAACGTCCCAATCTTGCACAGTTCATACCAGTAGATGATGCTGGAGCATTACGCAGTCCAGAACAAATTTTGGTCAGGGACTTTGATAGTAGTTTAGCTAATTCTAGCTTTGCAGTCGGAGATATAGGTCCTGCTGAATCAGCCTGGAGACGTAGCAGTGAATTTCCATTTATGATGCACTTGGCTCTAGCACTAGCTAAACCAGGAAGATATTTTGGCCTGCAAGCCAATGTACGAAATTATAAAAGAAACACTTGGACTGCTCAGTTCGAGGTAGATACATTTGGCCAACATATTACACCAACTACAATTTTAGTACATGGTTATACTAATGCTAGTGGCACAATTGAAAGAACAGCAGGCTATATTAACTGGATCAGAGACTATGTGAAAAACTTGGGTGTTGCCAGCGCATCAACCGTAATAAAAGACAACCTCAAAGCATTGGACGTAAGACTAACATACAAGTTTGCTGGCTACACTGATAAAAAATATATTGAATTGTTGGCTGAACAGAACAGTCCCACTAGTGTCAATGACAGTATTGTTATCCCAGACGAAAACTACAGCTTAGAGCTGTACAAAGGAAGTCCGCTAAACAAAATCACTTACAGTGCAGTTATTGTGCAAAAAAGTGCCAGGGGATATACTGTTAGTGGATACGATTTAACAAACCCTTACTTTAGTATTATACCTAGTGAGCCAAACAACAATGCTTATGCAATCACTGCGGGCGAACAACGTGGAGTGATATATCGCGACTTTAAAAAATCACGCTTTACTATTCCGTACGGATTCGAATTTAACACCAAACAGCAGGTAGTTGATTTTTTAGTAGGTTATCAACGAGGATTAATTGCTCAAGGTTTTGTGTTCAAAGACTTTGATAAGGATCTAGCACAACAAAAAGATTGGATACTAAGCGCAAAAGAGTTCTTGCATTGGACTAGCCAAGGCTGGCGCGAAGGTAGTGTACTGGTACTAAGTCCAGTATCAACAAGTCTAAAAGTTTACAACCAAAGCGCCATTGTTGATAAAATTACAAACACTCCGTTTGGCAACAGAGTAATGGATGTGAACTTCTCTCCTATCAAGTCAAGTGGCTTTACTGTTAGTAGAGAAAACAATCTTTTTACTTTTAATTCTAATTTAGAGCAAACAGTTGGCTTTGCTGAACTGAGTCTTGTTCAATATGAGCATTTATTGGTTCTCGACAATGTTACTGACTTCAATGATATAATTTATGTTCCTGAATTAGGAAATAGACAGTACAGAATTAGAGCTGTAGGAGCCAAGACCACTGGGTGGAATGGTAGTTTAGAATTACCTGGGTTTATCTTCAGTAGTGATAAGGTTGCTAATTGGCAGTCGGGACGAGACTATCTCAAAGGCACTATTGTAAAAAACAAAGAAAATTTCTATACTGCACTGCAGAACATTACAGCAAGTCCAGACTTTCAAACAAACTTCTGGAAACAGATTCCTGAATCAGAATTAAGAGCAGGTATGGTCAATAACTTTGCTACAAACGCACAGCAAGGCATTGAGTATTACGATATTGATAACCAGCCGTTGAATGAAGACATACAGTTGTTCAGCAACGGTCTAATAGGTTTTAGAGATAGACAGTATTTTACAAATCTAGGAATCAGCACAACAACACAGAGTAAATTTTACCAAGGCCTTATCAAACACAAAGGTACTGATAGCGCATTGACCGCACTAAAAGGAGCAGTGTTTGGAGATCTAGATACTGATCTTACTTATTACGAAAACTGGGCGGTGCGAGCCGGTGAGTACGGGGCACTGGATACTAATAATTTTGTCGAAGTAGAACTAAGCGAGTCACTAGTAGATAGTAACCCAGCATCAATACAGTTCTTGGGCACAGGTGTAACAGCACAAGCAGATATTGTATCCTACGACGAACAAAGTATCTACAAATCATATGGAACATACAACCCTAACTTCTTGCGTACTGAATCGCTTGCTGTTCCTGTACTGTTAAAACCTTTACCGGTAGCAGGATTTGTTAATCTTGATGATGTTGATAAAACAATTTTTGATTTAAACAACTACAATGAGTTAAGTTCGGTTGTTGATGATATTGGTACAGGCTACAAACTTTGGACAGCAAGAGACTTCACAAAAAATTGGAATGTTTATCGAGCAAGTCTAGTAGATGGTCTAACATTCGCAATGCGTTACACGTCAGATGATCAGGCCGAAATAGTACAAAACGAAAATCATGGACTCAGTGTAAATGATCTTGTTGTGATTAAAAATTTCGACAGTAGGTTCAACGGTGTGTACAAAGTAAACACCGTTGTGGACACAACAAGATTTACAATCACAATAGAACAAAATTTGCAGAGCCTTATTACTGAACAAACAGTTGTTGGAAGCGGATTGTTGTTTGTGTTTACTACTTTAAAAATAGACACACCAAAATTGATTGAGTCTGTTATGCCAGTAACTGGGTGGGAGGAAAATGACAAAGTTTGGGTAGAAAATTTGGATACCAACGGCAACTGGGGTGTGTACAACAAAACCAGTCCGTGGGCCAATAACGACAAAGTAACACTTGATGTAAGCAATTTAGCAGGCAACGATAACTTTGGCTACAGCGTAGACCTAGACCATAGCACAGGACAAATATTGTATGTTGGTTCGCCAGGGTCAGTGTCAGGCAGAGGACGAGCTACAAGTTTCTTGAGATCTTCAACAGATACATGGAACGTTGCAACTTCATTCACAGCAAGTGCAAACAACAGAATTGCTGGGTTCGGCGAAGCTATTGCTAACGGTAGCAGTCATTTTGCAGTCGGCGCTCCTGGCAGTGTGTCTGATCAGGGTGTCGTGTATGTGTACTTCGAAGGTGTACTACAACAGATCATTACAAATCCAGTTGGATCAGCGGCAGACAAGTTTGGACAGTCACTAGCAATGAGCAGAGATGGTATATATCTTTATGTTGGTGAACCGGGCGACGATAAAATTTACTGCTACGCTAGACAAACTAGAACTGTTGAGTCAGAAACTATCACAGGTGATGGCTCAACAACAACGTTCGCTCTGGGCTTTAGTTCAGACAATGCAATTGACTTGATTGTAACTCCTGTTGTTGCGTCAGATTTAGAGAAGTTACCGACCATTGATTATACAGTAAGCGGCAGTAACATTACATTTGATGCTGGTGCTGTTCCTGCAAATCTTGAGCAAATCAGTATTGTAAAAAGACAGTTTTATTATACCTTAATTGGCACCATTGCTGGAACAGCAAGTACTAATTTTGGTGTGTCTTTGTCCACAAATAGATACGGCGATGTTGTTGCAATCGGCGCTAACCAAAGGACTGTAAACAGCGTAGAAAAAGAAGGTTCTACATATATCTATCATAGAACTATCACTGAATTTACTACAGACGGCATAAGCTCAACTTTCACAGCCCCTGATGATTTCAGTACTGATTTTATTAGAGCAACACTAAATGATGTTGAATTAGTAAGAGATACTGATTATTACACCGTCGCTCCAAAGTCTATACAGTTCAACGCTTTTGCAGTGCCGATTGTTGGACAAATATTAAGATTTGAAACAAATCAATTTGTGTTAGATCAAACCATCAACGCTAGTAGCACAGGCAAAGTTGGACAACGTTTTGGTACAAAGTTGCAAATTTGCGGCACTGGCTGCAACCTGTATGCCACAGCACCTGAATACTTTACAGACCCTTATCAACGAGGAGCAGTGCATAGATACCTAAATGTTGGTAGAATCTTTGGCGAAATAACTGGAGAATATAAGGTAGGTGATGTAGTTACTACACCAACAGTTACTCCAGGTGATGCAATTATAATCAACGACCGATACGTTGAGTTCAATTTAACTACTCTTGATCATGTGGTCGCACAAATTAACAACGCAAGTATTCCTGGTGTTACTGCCGAAACTGTAGTCAATGGTGATACTACACAACTTAAACTAACCAGCGATGTTGTGGTTGCAAATGAAAAGTTATCAATTAAGACTGCAAGCGGCAGTACAGCAATTGCAAATCTAGGTCTAGAACTGTACAAGTTTGCTCAGATTATAATACACCCTAATAATACAGGCGAAAGATTTGCTAGTGCAATTGGCTTATCCCAAGGTGTAGGAAAACTGGCAGTTGGAAGCGATGGTGCTGACATAATGATTATCACAACATTTGATAAGTTTAGCGTAAAAACTGCATCAACCAGTGATTCTCAGTATGTTAACGATGCATCGTCAGCTGAAGCACTAGCACAAACAACATTTGATTCTGGAACTACCACTATTATTTCTTTGGTAAAAGATTCCGGCGGAGTGTACATATATGATTTGATGAGCAATCCATTTGCAACTCCAGCAAATCCTTCACTGTTTGCATTCTCTCAAAAACTAACAGGCACAGATATTGAAACAGGATTTAGTTTTGGATCAGACATTGCTATTGTAAACGATATAATGGCAGTTGGTGCAATCAATGACTCAGAGCTCATTGCTGGCGGAGGAAGTGTATACAGCTATTATAACGAAAACAGCACAAGTGGTTGGTCTTTGCTACGATACAAAGAGCCAAGAGTTGCAATTGATGCTGTAAACAGTGCATTCATCTACAACAAGGTCTCGCAAAACATTATTAATTTCTTGGATACACTAGACCCTGCTAAAGGAAAGATACTTGGAATAGTTGATCAAGAAATTGATCACAGGGAAGACTATGATCCAGCTACCTACAACAACGGGACAGCGGCAAATATTATTGTTAATGGAAGTTTTTACTGGAGTGATAATCAGGTAGGCAGGACCTGGTGGGATACTAGTATTGCTAGTTTCATTGATTACGAACAAGGAAGTCTCAGCTACAGAGAAAAAAATTGGGGAAATTTATTCCCAGGCAGCGAGATTGCAATTTATGAATGGGTAGAAAGCAACTCCTTACCGAGTCAATATGTATCAGCTGGTGGCAACGGTATACCAAAGCATGAAGATGACACTGCGTATACTACATTAACCACAGTTGACCCAGCAACAGGTGTAATTGTTCAAAAGTTTTATTATTGGGTAAGAGGTCGAACTGACGTAGATGTTAACAGATCGCTAAGAAGATTAAGCACTAGCATATTAGAAACTTATATTGCAAACCCAAAGGATCAAGGAATTCGTTACTTTGCACCATTGGCTCCTAACAGTATAGCAGTGTTTAACGTTGGCGACGTCTTAACTGGAACTGATGTAGTTTTACACATAGACAACGCCATAGTAGATAATGACAATCTTATACACAACGAGTATACTCTTGTACAAAAAGGAAACCCTTTATCATTATTTCCGAAACGAATAACCAACAAAATTAGAGATAGTTTAGCTGGGTTTGACAGCAACGGTAGTATTGTTCCTGATCCTAGACTCAATGCGCAAAACAAGATTGGCGTATTAAATACTCCATTGCAAAGTGTGTTTGTTAATAGGTTAGGTGCTGTTGAGTCTTTTGTAATCACAGCAAATAGCATATTAATTAAAAATCCTGTGTTATTAACACGGACCGCAGGGAGTCTTTATCTCAACCAAGCAACTCCTTTGGTATTTGATTCTCAAGTAAATTCGTTTACAGAATTGTCATATGTTGATACCACAGATTTTGCAGATGGTTATTTGATCTTGATTCCTGTTGATAGTCGTTACAATGGTAAGTGGACTTTGTATAGATTCAATGGCGTAACCAGAGAGTTTGAACTAAATCGTATACAGGCTTTTAAAACTGATTTATTATGGACACCTACTACTTGGTACGACAGTACATATGTAACTGGACATGAAATTAATTACACTGTTAACACATACGGTGACATACAAGTTTTAACTTTGGCACAAGACGATTATGTTAAAGTACTAGATGATGGATCAGGTAAATTCATAATCTACAGAGTTGAGTCAGACGGAACACTTTCATTAATTGCCGCAGAAAATGCAACAGTTACTTTGAGTACGTCTTTGTATTCAGCCACAACTGGTTCTGGGTTTGACAGCGAAGTATTTGATTCCTCTGAGTTTGATCCGCAGGCTAGCATTGAACTATTGAACATCTTCAATGCTGTTGGTGACGAAATACTAATCAATGATCTTGCTGGCGAAAAAAGTAATTTGTACTTCGCACTGATAAACTTCATAATGGAAGAACAGAAACACCCAGACTGGATATTTAAAACCAGCTTCATTGATGCGTTCCACAACTTGCGAGGCCTAGCTCAAATACCAAACTACGTGAAAGATAATCAGTACTTTTACCAAGACTACATTAACGAAGTAAAGCCTTATAGAACTAAACTACGTGACTTTGCTCCGGCATATTCTAAATTAGATACCAGTACTGGTACCTGGACTGATTTTGATATACCTGCAAAATATTTTGCAGACGAAAACGCATACAGATCTCCAAATATCCAGATAAGTTCTGACTCTACATTCTTTACACAGGATTTATATAAACAATACAGTGATAACTATAAACTGCAAATCAGTGATATAATTGTTGGGAACGCTGGGGTAAGATATACCATTGCACCAAACGTTGATATCACCGGCGGTGGTGGTACTGGTGCTAAAGCAATTACTAGTGTTAATCCTGCAACCGGACAGGTTACCAGCATTACAATAACCAATCCAGGATCAGGCTACACCACCACACCAAATGTCTTTATTAATGGCGTAGGCGAAGGCGCAACAGCGTACCCAATACTAAGAAATGAATACAATGATGGTGTTTACTACAACACCATTAGAAGCATAGACAGTACTATTAAGTTTGATAGAATAACCTATGCTAGTAATGTTACAGCATGGGCCGCAAACGTTGCATACGAAGATACTATTGTGGTAAATGGTAACTTTGCAAACAGCTATGATTTGAACAGAATAGAACTGGATGGTAACGCAAATGTTGCACCGCAAGACTCCAGTGTAACAGATGTGTATTTTAAACCTGACGGTACTAGAATGTATGTCGCAGGTGACGTGTCGGACAGTGTCTACGAGTATCAACTAACAACTCCGTGGGAAGTTACCACAGCAAGCAACATTGCAGTACAAAGTGTAAGCACAGAAGATACCAGTGTACAAGGTTTATTCTTTAGAGAAGACGGATCTCGTATGTACACTGTTGGGGATGCAAACAACACTGTATACGAGTATAGACTCGCTACACCTTGGAGCGTAAACACAGCCGCTAATATTAGTGCCGTGAGCATCAACAGTCAGGAAACCAGTGCAACCAGTGTTGAGTTCAGTACAGATGGTACAAGGATGTATGTGTTGGGTACAGCAAACGACACAGTGTTTGAATACGAACTTAGTATTCCGTGGTTAGCAAGTAGTGCGACTTACAGTACACGAAGCAAGAGTGTAGCCAGTGAAGAGAATACTCCAACAGGTATGCGTTTCAGAGAAGACGGCAAAGAATTGTTTGTAACTGGACAACAGTACAACAAAGTATGGAGTTACACACTGTCAACTGCATGGGATATATCGACTGCTACACTTAATAATTCAGCAGATTTGGATGCAACCAATCCGACTGGTATGTACATGAGACACGATGGTACACGATTGTTTGTGGCAGATGATGCAGGCAATTATGTACAACAATATGATTTCAACAGCAATGGCATCACACAGATAGATGGTAACTTGTATATTACAAGTGGCAACGTTATATTCTACAACAACACAGCATACCTAGCAACCAATGCTAATGTAAGTTCTGAAAGTGTGTTTGACTTTACACGCTTTACTGAAATTAATAGTGGTAATGTATTGCTTAGTGCCGCAGACAGAATAACCAGCTACTATGTACCAAGTTATGGCAGACCTAGTAAAGATATCAATCAGTTGATGTTTGGCGCAGGGTACCCGGGCAATAAAGTACAGGGCATGGACTTTGGCGCAAACAGTTTCACTTTAACCAGTGATGTGATTGGATTTAATTATACAGGACACAAAATTACCAGTGCAAACACACAGCAAGTAGATTTTATTGATCGTGGCTTTAACCTAAATGATCCTATTAGAATTGAAGGCATGTACGAAACCTTTAATTTTGAAAACAATGCAACATTCAAAGTAGTAAGCGTGTCACGTGATGAGATGATGCTGAGTGGACAGCCAATTGAAAGTGTTGTTACGTTATCGTTAGGTAGTAGCATAAGTGCCAACGAAGGCGACTATATTACACAATCCAACTCAACTGCAAACGCAAGAGTGTTGAACAACTACACTAGTACAACAGAAATTGCAGTTATACAGGAAAAGCAAGGCTGGTTAGAACTGGACGCTAATGTTGTGAGTGTTAACGGTGTTGCAACTACTGCTAATGTTATGGACGTATTAAGCTCTGGTACAGGTAATATTAAGATCAGTAACTTGTACATTGACGATATACTTGACAGTAACATCGCAAGTTTTTACACAGACACAGCATTAGGAACTAGACCAGAAGATATAAACATTGTTGGTGGTTTCTTCCTTGATGCTTACAATAGTCATGCACCAGAAGAATTGATCCCGGGCAGAATGTATGACACACTTGAAATGCGTGTGTTTACCAACACTGCTTCAAACACTGCAAGTTATGGCTTTAGAGTGTTTGAGCCAATGGATCGTACCAGAGAATATTACAGAATAAGCGCAAACAGTACAACAGCACTTAGTGCTAACTTAGCACTTGATGATGTAAACATGTTTGTTGACAATGCTGCCAAGTTGCCAGACCCTGGAACAGGAGTCGGTGGTGCGCCAGGCGAAGTATTCATTAACGGCGAATTGATTTACTACTATCAGAAATATGACGAAGCCAAAATACTCACTGCTGATGTTTGGACAGCCAACACAGAGTTTGACACAGACAGTTTGATTACATTCAACAGTAATGTTTATCTAGTTCTAGGTAATGTATATGCTAACACAACTGCGTACATTGACAGTACCAGCATCAAGCAGGTTTACTTAAATTCTCTATCACAATTACGTAGAGGTGTTGATGGAACAGGCGCAAACACACATACCATAGACGATCGTGTAGTTGATAGCTCATTGGCACAACAGTTACCAAACACAGCAATAACATCAACCAGTACACTAACTGGTGAAAAGAAAGTGGCTGCCAACGTTACGTGGCGTGTAGGGTTGAACAACACCATTAGTGCTAACATCGGTGATTACATGACAATGACATCACCTACAGCAAACGTTAGAATACTTGAAACTGTAGCAAATGCTAATGTGGTTGCTGTGGACTTTGTCGATGGTAACCTTAGAATTGCAAATGCCAATGTAAGTATCAACGGTACTACAACCACAGCCAATGTTACTACACTTAACATACTAGGCGAAGTACTCAGCACTGGAAATGTTAGTGTAACAGGCAAGACAATTAAACAAGACTACTTGTGGAAAGCATACGGAACTGGCGATACACTAGATTCCAGCACTACTGAGTGGGCTGAATACATTAA